CTCTATTCCGTGGCCCACCAGTCCCCCCACCAGTACCACCACCGCCGCCGGCTTTTAGTTCCATTTGCTGTGCAACGTTCAATAATTCATCGCGGTTTTTCTTGATACTATCTTGTACAGTATCGCCCTGTGGCGTGATATCCAAAGGGTATTTTTCTTTATATGCCATGTTTAAACCTCTTCATACGTATAATCTAACTGGCGTAACGAAATAGCGCCCTTTTGAACATTGATTTCAAATTGTACATTACGATTTGCACCGCCGCCAATTTTATACGCCTTCGTGTATTCATTAACATTCATTAATGTTTTGGCAGCGTATAGCTTTTCATTCGCATAGTAAGTTTTGGTTGCCTTACTTGAAAAGTTAATTGGCTTAGGCTTCTTATTTGAGATGCCAATAGTTCCATGACCGGGAATAAGATTATGCGTTACAAAATTATAGTTCATAATCAACACAAATTGACGTGTTGCCAATCTGTTGCCGCTGATTATTGATGTTTGAATTTGTACCGCATCATCTGTATCTATCGTTTCATCAAGAATACCGATTTTATTGCCGTATGCGATGTATACTTCTTTATCTACATTCACCGCCGCATTAATGCTATGCGCGAATTTTCTTGATGTGAAAACGCCCCTTCCGTCTTCATATCGTGGCAAGTAGTGATATATAAAAACTGTTTCGCCGTTATATGGTTTAATCCAGATTTGCTTTCTACTGGATATGTGCCATACTTCACAATCTTTCGTTATGTACTTCAATAGATAAGAGTTGATATTTAAGCCAGTTTCAAACGGTTGTATTTCTGCATAGGTATTTGTAGGCATGAAAGACATGAACCCTTGATTGCCTAAATAGTAACTACGATCATCAACGCTCACCGTCGCACCGCTACAATAGCCAGTAGAGGATAACGGATACACAGTTAAATTCTGTGCATCTGGCGTGCCAATTACTTGATACACGCGCCCGTATTCTTTATATACGATAATTGCACGTGATAAGAAATCAATCGCAATAATGCTGCCTTGGTCTTTATAGCCAACGTCCACATATTGCGCACTAGATGCATCATTTGAGTTATGAGTCCATGCGTTGTAGTCGCCAACTGCCGACCAATTCAACCGATGCGAATAAGTCGATGCAATCAGTACACGGCCGGAATGGCTTGATACCATATCACATGTAGGACTTTCAATAGTGGATAACTTACCACTACCGGAAATGGCTTGTAATTTATCACCGCTGGCAATAAGAATATCACCGCCAAACGCATGATACTTCGGCCGTTCGGTACCATTTAATGTGCCTAACAGTTTATTACTGCTAAAATCTGTTTCATACAAATTTCGGCCACTAGAAAAGTACCACTTATTACGGTACACATCATGATATAGCGTTTCTACTGGTAGTCCAAAATCATACAATATACGAATACCCGGAACAGTACGTAATGCATTATCTGTTCTATCAAATTCGCATTGTTGCGCCTGTGTTAGCGCTTGCACGTCGATATTTTCCGGCGGGTTGCTCCAATCAAGGCCCAGCCTGAACCCGTTTGTAGTTGCCACCTGTTTAACGCCCATTATGCTATACCTCTTGCCGCCTTAATCTGTTCCGTTATGTAGTCAATGAATTGTTTATCATATGCAGCGTAATCCGTCATAAGTGATTTTTTCTTAACCATGAAAGATATAAGCTGCACTAAATACTGATGAAAGAATTCAGAAAACGGAATAGTATCGTCCATTTCGTCAACGTGGTTTTTTCGTACGCTATAAAACACTTGATTGACCGTTTCCCCGTCATAGGTTTCAAATGTTCCGTTTATGATGCGGATAGGATAACCGCTTTTAGGAACGAAACCCATGAAATCGGATGGAACCGCTTTCAAATTCGGTATATCGGTATTCTTAACCACTTCGCGGTCTTTAATGCTAACTAGAATAGTAGTTAGCCAGTCAATAGCTGCGTTAATGTATTGGATATACTCCAACTGTTCATCTAATATTTCGTTAGACTCTACATTAACCAGCGTAATCAATTCGCTTACTACCATAATTCCAGTACCCTTCCGCTATTACGCTTTCATTATTTCCTAAACCGTCATTAATAGATTGCAATGCATTAACCATATTCGCCGTTACGCCGGAAATATCAAGGTTCATAACCCTATATACGATGTAATCAACAAGTAATGTTTCTAATTCTGCCGGCAGTCCGCTTTCATCTTCCAGCTTCTTATAGCCAGCAGTCATTATATAATCAACGGTTATTTTCTGCTCATGATCTGCATCAAATACTATCGTTTGTAAATTCAATACATGATAGGCCTGTACGTCCGCATCATCGGCTTTGACATTTAACACGCTGATACATTGACCGGGCAGCGTAATCCGTCCGGTACCGTTATCTTCGTGCGTTGCCTGTGCCAAACTAGGGCAGTACTGACCGATAAGGGCATTTAATAAGTGATTGCCTTCGTTGTAATACTCTAACAAATGGTACGGAGTATACTGTTCCTGTGGTGTATCGCCTATTTGCATGAACGCCCTATTGATAACTTGTTTTACGTTCATATTCACCCCATATAGAATAAAGGCGGGTATTACCCCGCCCATAATTCAAAAATTAGCGTTCAACTACGCCGCCAGTCATTACATTAATAATGCCGTAATCCGCACCGTTGAATTTTGTTTTTTCAACTGCACCATAGAACGCTATACCATTACCAGCAATGTTGCCATAGTCGTCTGTTTGTTCAATGTGTTTAGCTGGTCTTGCAACTGCGAAACATGCCGCTTGTCTACCCAATAATAAGTTATGGCATACATTCGCACTAGATGCGCCAGTATTATCGCACACTACGCGTTCGTATTCGTAAAGAATAACGCCGTCATATTCACCTAACGCACCAGTAAAGATAGGGTTTTTAGAACCGCGTACATTTGCGTTTTGTTGTGCTGCCAACCATTTTGGATCATCTTTTAAATCACGTGCCGCCCATGGATGAACAAGCATAATGTACTTATCCATACCATCAACTTTAATCGGTTGCACTTTTGGCGCATGCATCATTGCTTTGCGTTTAGCACGGGAAATAATAGTTGTTGTTAATTTATCATTTGCCGTAATGCTGGATTGCGTACCGGCTGCACTTGCATATAAAACTTCACCATTAGAAGGATTATAGGAAAGTTTAGAAATTAATTTATTATCTAACCAATCAGATAACCATTGTTTCAAAACAACTTTGATTTCTTTCAACATATCGTATTGGCTTTTTTGGTCGTCAGCTTCAAAACGGGATACCGCATTACGTACTAATTGTGTTTGTACTGTGAAATCATAAATGTTCAAAGTATCTTCTGCGCCAGATAATTTTTGTCTATTACCTTCAACGCCGGAGCCTGTTAAGTTCATCATCAAGCCGAATACTACGCTATCGCCTTTTACGTTTGTTAAGTCTTTGTTTTGATGTACTACGTTGGAACCGTCCATTGCGGTGAATTTATCAAAATAACTATCTTTTACGCCTTCATGCCATACTTTTTTAGCCCATACTTTAGGTACTAAATTCGCTGGGATATTAACTTGGTTTCTTTGGTCTGCCATATTTTACCTCTTATAATTCGTCAAAATATTTGCGTACATCGTCCGGCAATGCATCAAGGTTGCCTGTTTGGTACGCTTTCAAAATATCTTCTTCTGTTACCTTGTTAGGTGTAGGAACGCCACCGTTTAACGCGCCAGCCTTCGGCAACGTTGCGGCCACCTGTAACGGGTTATTCGTAACGTCGGTATTCGTTGCCCGTTCATTTTGCAGTTCATTAACAAATTTTCTGATTGTTTCAAAATCGGCATCGGTACCTTCTCCAATATCCACGCGGTAGAACGCATCGTTTATTGGTTGTGCATCGCGCATTGTCATGCCGTTTAGCTTTTCTAATCCGCGCTGATATAGTTCCCCGAAATTTGGTAATGATTTAATTTCATTTACGAAATTTAGATTTGTTTGTCTTTGTTGGTGTACTGCTAACTGTTGATTTGTGATCGTGTATTCTGCGTTAGCTTCAAAACGAATGAAATCGTTATACTTTTGCACATCTTCAAACATAAGACTTTCTAAATCTTCCGCCGTTAAATTAAAGCGTTTCAATGCTTCACGGCGTACAAAGTCGCGGATATCAGATACTTCATTATCTGGCAATGTAATTGGTCTTTGTTTCGCTTCGAATTGTCGCGCACGTTCCTCGGCCGCTTTACGTCTTGCGCGTTCCTGTGCAAGTGCCGCTTTTAGATTGTTATCGTTTGTATGGTTTTCTTCGTGTTCCGGTTCTTCTTCATTAGTGTTCGGCGCCGCTGCATCTACTTCCGCATCATTCGCATCACTTTCCGCCGCATCATCTGTAGAGGGTTCATCTGTTGCAGTTTCCTGTGTATCCGTTTCTTCGGTATGTTCATCAACGTTCACGCCCGCGTTTTCTAAATCTTCCGGAGTGAAACCAGCATCTTCGATATTAACTAAATCTTTTTCCATATCTAATACTCCTTAGCCTTTTAACGTCATTGCCGGACGAATAAAGAAATATGGCAGTTTAACGCCGTTGCCGGGCGATAATGTATAAGCAAGCCTTTTAACGCCGTTACTTAGGGCGAAAATAATATAAAAAACGCCCCATTACGGAGCGTTTATTATTGTGTTGATAGTTTATATTACATAGTGCCTAAATCGTTCATAGGCGGCATAATTTGCGGTGTATTTTGAATGTTTGGTTGTTTACCTTTCAAGGCTAACCGTTCCGCCATGATTTGTTGTGGTGAAATCTGTACGCCTAATGTTTGTAGGTACATGCTCAATGCTTCCGCTGGCATATCATCAAGCGAACCACTTACGCGCAATTCTGGTAACGCTGGCTTTTCTGCCGCTTCTTGCATGCGTTTCTTAACCGTTTCTTTTTCTGGGAAATCCATGAAATCAAGGATAATATCCATAGGAATATCAACGCCGCTTTTCTTAGCTTCCAATAATTGGTAAAGGTTAGCACGTCTTGCCGTTGCACTTGCTTGGCTTGTACTAATCACAATATCAAAATCAAAGGCGGATAGATCATATAGTACTTGCTTAATAGGATTACCTTCCGCATCGCGTTGCGGTTGCCCAAATGCATCGGTTAAAACTTGTTCTTGCATAGGTTGATTTAAACCCGGTGCAATCTGTACAAATTCCTTTTGACCGTCGTCGCCCATAATGCGCATTGCTTTGGCTTCATTGTAGAATTGTGGAATTAAACCCGGTGCGTTTTTCTCGCCCCATAACAATTTAACAATTTGGCGTTCTGCTTCTTTTGATTGCTCAAAGATACCAGCCGTTTGAACAGTTGTAACAGATTGCCGCAAGTCGATTGCCTTGCCACTCATACTGCCAACGCTACCGCTTAGGCTTTCCGGAGTGATACCGCTGATAGAATAGAAATCATTGCTTGATTGTTGTTCAAGTGCCATATTAATATTGCTATCCATTGCCGGCGTGCCGTCTACGAATGATACGCCCGGCGGTAACCAGATATTCGCGCCCGGTTTAGTGCTATTATTTTTGATATCGCGCTTAGTCTGTTCTGTTAATTGGCCTTGCCAGAATTTAACGCCTAACGACTGTTGATTTACAACGTGCATGCGTTGGCTTCGGTTTTTATTTAATTCACGTTGCGCGTCTTTAATATCACGCACTACGCCAGCTGGTTCCAGTTCATCATCTACCAATTCGCCGGTATAGTAACAATATTCACGTACTAACGGAAATTTACCATGCTTATAGGGACTTTCACCCTCTTCCAATAGAACACTATCGGCGAACGTTGCATATCGAATTTTGGTATCTGGTATGCTAGTAGGTTTCTTTCCTGTAGCCATTAATACAACAAATAACGGGTTAGCTTCATCAATTAAACCCTCTTTTGTCATGTATACGTTCTTTTTGCCGTATTCCTTATACCAGTACTGCACTACACGAATTTTATTGTAGTTAGTGTTAAACCATAACGCTTCGCCGTCTACTGTTTCAACTATACCGGCTTCCTGTTCGGTTTCATCATATCGGCTTTTTAATGCGTTGATTTCGTCAACTTTTTCCGGATAGATTTGCTTTAACTTGGCAGCACTTTCCCAACTATACCGGCCAACATATTGCGCGTCGCTTAAATCGTCCTTTTTACATTCCGGATCTATGAAAGCATCAAACGGAGAAACGCGTTCAATCTGAATAATACCGTCTAACTTCGTATAGTCGAATTCATAGCTAACCCAGTAATTGGCTAAACCGCAAACAATCTTATCGCGGAAACATTTGCCCTTATTACGTTGATAGTTCGCACGGTCTAAACAGTATTTTGTAATACCTTTCGCAACACGGCTTATTCTATCATCTTCTTCGGAACGTGGTAAAAAGTCCGGTTCAGTTTCGTTCTGTGATGCATAACCGCATAACAGATTAATAACCGGTCTAATTCTATTAATCGTAATTGCTGGCCGTCCAGCTTCGCGCATGTTCTTTAAATCGCCGTCTTGCCATTGTTTGCCTTGCATAAATGCAAAATCTTCGGCAGCAGCCTTGCGCCATTCTGACGTGGCGGCTAATGCACTTTTTACATTTTGTTTTGCTTCGTATATATCAAAGGTTGTTTGTTCTATATCCATTACTCCACCATTTCAGAACCATAAATCATATCGTACATTTGTTCTAATTGCCATTGCGGCATTGCTTTAGCAAATTCCGCTAGTTGTGCATCTGTATATTTAGCCGGAATAATAACGCCCTTCTCTTCGCGTTCGCCGTATTCCGATTTAAGAACCTTAAAGGCGTAATCACGCAACGCCCTTTCACTCATACGCCCCATGCGCTTATATCTCCTTCGCTATCATCAACATATTTATAACCGTCATTAAATGGCTTATCTGGTTTAACTGATTTAACCGGTCTAGCCATACACATATAACGCACCGCATCATACGCATGATCTTCTTGTTTTGTATCTACGTCTTCAACTTTTATTTTGTCGTAGGTTAAAGCTGGCAATGTGCGTATTAGATGTACGCAATTACTAAATATCTTCAACTTACCTTCTTTTAATCGTTGATGCACTTGCATAAGTCCGGCTAACCTATCATTATCCGCCCTCGTCCAATACACGCCTTCCGTTGCAAATATTTCCGCAATCGTTGGCCCGTCATGCCCTGTTCGCTGCCATATAGCGGGGTCTGCAACTCCTTGATAGTCTTTTAAGTGTTCTATCTTTTGTGCTACTTCCCTTGCCGTTTCCTGTGTGCCAGTATCCGGCATACCCGGCTTGCAGCCGTAAAACTCACCAGTAATATATAAAACGTCGTCATAATCAACGGCAGCGGAATAAACTGCATATGGTTTCGTATAACCCCAGTCCATTGACCGATACCGTTGCCAATGATGCGGTATTTCAAACGGTTCTATAACGTGCTTATCGGTGCGGAATTCTGTAAATACTTGACCTTCGAATATGTTCCAGTCGCCGTCTAGGTATGCCTTACGTAGTTTTTCCGGCAACGTGTTAAGTGCATCTATATAAGATTGTGATAGATGTGGGTTATCGCTTGCCCTTGCTTGGATATATGCTATCTTATCGGCGAATGGCTGCATTTCTTTTGTGAAATTTCTATCAATGAATAAATCTTTTACCCACATATGGCCTTTACCGCCCGGATTTGTTGCAGCTATTAACTTTGTATCCGTGATACCAGTCCAACGGAGCCGCATACGCAAAAAGTCGAATACATCGCGACTATTTAAAGTCAATTCATCAATAGCAATAGCAGCGAATTCACTAGATAAATATTTGCTTGGCTTATCCAGATTTCTAAAACATATAACGCCGCCGACTAATTCATCATTCAATGTGAATTCATGGTTGCTTTCCTTATAGCTTCCTAACCATTCCGGAAACTCCATTTTGATTTTGGATATTTGACGATCATCTAAACTTGGATAATCTTCACAGAATAATCCAACGCGTATGCCTTTAATTCCTGTTTTGATAAACCAATCAATAAGCAGCCATATCAAACCCCAGCGGAGTATATATGATTTACCGCCACCAGCAGCGCCGCCATATAGTGTATAGATATTTTGCTTTACTGCCCGCAAGAATTCTTTTTGTTTGGCAGTTGGCCGTATCACATCGCGAAACAGATTTGTTTTACTCATCTGTATCACTCAATTCGTTGTTATCAATAACCAACTTAACGGCGCTTTCGGTTGTGATTTCCTGTTGTATCTTATCGCGCCATTCTTTAGAACGTCGGTTTTTAAGCCAGAAAATCATAGCCGTTGTATTTCCTTCAAGTGCTGCTTTGTAAAGTGCATTTTCAACTTGTATATCTGCTTCATCCTTCCCTATTTTTAAGGCGTTTGATATTTTCGGTGATTTCTTGCGCCATTCCCATAAGGTAGAAACAACAATATCCATATTGCTGGCAATTTGTTCATTTGTTAAACCATTACGCGCCCAGCCTTGTAAAAGCAAAATCTTTTCTTCTGCTTCCCAGTCCTTATATGTAGTTTTCGCCATTGTTTCACCCCCTATCTTAGTATGTTGTTATCTTTGCTTTTTCATTCTGCCATGTGATCGTTGGCATATTCCCGCGTGTTGCTTGCTGGCGTGTTGGCTAGTGCAATATGTTTGGCATAATCCGTCATAGTATATTTCGCTTGCTATGCATTTTCCGCCTTTGTTATTAAGACATTTCGACTTGGTACATATGATATTCACTAGCTTTTCACCACCTTCACAAAACTTTTTTGAAAAATTTTTAATTTCCCTATTGACTACTTGCGAAAACACAAGTATAATTAAGCCATAAGATGCATCAGAAAACGCAAGTATTCAAAAAGGATTGTTCCCCTGTGCATTGTGTTCATATAGGAGAATTACGCCAATGACCTTTTAAGCATCATTTGACAATATAATTATACTATATGTCGCGTTTCCGTATTATTCCGATGTAGTTCGGTGTAGTCCGACTTGTACCGTTTTAGCAGTATATATGCTAGGGTAATACGTTTCATGTAAAAATTTCCCTACTTCAATAAGGCCTAGCGTTTTTAATTCGCTGGATTGCGTTTAGCATATTTTGCGTTTTCCCCGTCGATGTACTCACGCATTAATAATATATTAGTTTTCCCTATGGTGCATTTGTTGATGATATCCGCCGCCGTTTCCCGTTCATCAATTAATGCGCCTATTTCTTCTTTTACGGCATCACGTTTACTTTCAAGGCGTACTATTTGACGGTCTAACCCGCCCGGCGTTCCGCCACCGCTTAAACGTTCTTTGCTATATTCAATGGCCCCTATCGTCGTTACATCTGATTGTAAACGCTTTAGATCTTCTTTCAATGATTTAATTTTCATTGATATTAGCTTTATCGGTTCTAGGAATTCCTTGCCTATCTCTCTATATTCTTTATCCGTCATTTATTCCCCCGCATGGTTCATTATCGTAAATTCTTAACCGTTTCCCCTAACATGTTTAAATAGTCCTGTAAATTAACTTTGATTGCATCATTTACTAATTGGATATTATCAGTTGTTACATAATGTGCCAGCAACATTTTATACATAGCATCTTTTGTAGGTACTAAAACCGCTATTAATGCACTAATTACAAACGCAATGCATAACGCAATAACTTTCCCTTTATGTGGCTTAGACAATTCTCGTACTTCATCATCAGCAAGCCATATAGCAAAAAAGCCACATATCACAAGAGTTAGCATAATAAACAAGCCTTGATTAAGCACATCAATATTATGTAGTACCTCAATCAAGTACAAATAAATCGGGTCAATAATAGGCATTACACATTTCCCCTTTCACCTATTCGTATCAAAGGGGCGTTTATATTGCCCCTTATCCACTACATCGTAAATACTGATACTAATTTTATTAATGCTATCACTAACGAAAATAACAATGCAGCATCAAATAATAATTTAATCATGGTTATTTTCCCGTGCTTCCAATACCACCGGTACCGCGCGCCGTTTCGGTTAGTTGTGCAACCTCTAATAACTTTAATGCGCCAACTGGTACAAGAATACCCTGTACTAATCTATCGCCCTTTTGGATTAAATACGGCGTATCGCTGGTATTGTGTAGAATTGCTTTAATTTCGCCTCTATAATCTGCATCAATCACCCCGAACGAATTTGGAATAATTAACGGCGTTTTGCTTAGACTAGATCGTGGCGCCAGCATTAACATATACCCCTTTGGAATTTCTACCACTAAACCCAGCGTTACATATTGCGTTTGATGCGGTTCTATA